CCATATAACGGTAATAGTGCTTTACCCGCTTAACTTCTTTTATCCAGTGGTCAAAACCTGATAGGAAGAAATTGCCGTCATACTGTGAAAAGTAATTCCCTATTGGAATACCGACACCTTCAATGAAGTCCTTGCCGTTTACCTTCACTATCTTGATTTCATTACCACAAGACCGATAAAATTCAATGTTTTCATCCGTTGCCGGACAAGTGCTGATTGAATCAATTACTTCATCAATCAGTTCAAGCAGTTCAGGGTCTTTGTACTTCCGTCTGAACTTCTGTTTTAGTGTTTCGTGGTCAATGGAAGGGTAAAATTTCTTACAGTCTATTTTCAAGCAATAGATCATTTCTTCCGGCACGGTGTCAACCGCCAACCGTAACTTCTTGTATGCTGCATGAATACCCTTGTTTGGTATTGCACTGTATGTATCATCAGTGAAATACGCTAATAACTGCGGTTCAATCACCTGTAAAACCGCCCATTGTGCAATTCTGTCAGGGAAGAATGGAAGTTTGTATATTTCCCGTTCCTTCTTGCCGTCCTTTTTCGTAAAAGTGGCATATTCCGAAGTTTTGTATAAATGGTTTTGAAGCATCCATTGCAGACCCGCCAAATAGTAGTATGGTCTTTTCTCAATCTGCTGAACTTCCTTGTACCATCCTTTGCCTTTCTTTGCGTGTTGAAACGCAAGATACAGGTTATCCATTGAACAGATTTTTTCATAAAGATTGCCATACCTTTTCACGCTTGTCTGTTCCCTTCTGTATGCACTGAACCGAACTTTCAACCCGTCAGGTGACGGTCTACTAATACAGCCCATGTATTTTGATGTTTTGCCAAGTGGCACGGTAATCAGTTTTCAGTACATTGATTTATAAGAACACCCCGCCATTTCTGACGGGGTGTTTCAAGTGATATTTGTGCATTTACTAACTGACTGCTGATATTCCGATTACGATTAGAAGAAGCATTATTCAGATTCCAATAGAAAGCACTGGTATTCAAGCCATTATTCCAATTAGCACCTAATTTAGTGACATTGGTTTTTTGTCTTTTTATCGTCTTTCTGCTTGAAAATCGTCATCTTTAGCATCCTGATTACCTAAAAAAAGTGTAGTTATGCTGTCATGCTGCTATGCTGCAACCTTTTTTCGATACACCAACCGACCGCCGAGATCCCGATAACGACTAGAAGAAGCACTATCCAGATACCAACAGAAAGCACCGGCATACAAGCCACCATTCCAACCAGCACCCAATACAGCGACACGCCAACCAGTACCGTTCTGATTCCAACAATAATCACCAACAGGAAGGGCGGTGTTTCCGTTGAACTCACCCGGTAAGAACAACCAATCAAAATCTTCTGAATAACAGAAAGCGGAAATATAACCGTTTCCATACTTTGCACACATTCCTGTATCTTCATAAGGTGCTGCCTTACTGTCATCAGTAAAACCATGATCTGCAACATAGGTTTCACATTCACCTGTGGTTGCATTTGCATAGTGATTGATTCCATCAATCCACCACCAAATGTTGCCCCAAAAGTTTTCCTCACCACGGTATGACACAATCTGAATACCGTTAGCGTTGACAACTGAACCTGATGCATTACCAAGGGTGATCGTTGCACCTGTATTTTCTGTCATGGATGTTTTACCGTCATCAGTCTTTGAAACTGCACCATTACCAATGACAGACTGCATATTGAAGGTTGCATATTCAATCAGCATGAGCATCTGTGAAGCGGATGCCGTCTGAACAACACCCTGTTCCCAACCAGTACCACGTTTTTCAGCAAGTTTTCTGATATTGGCACGGGTTGCGTTCTGTGTAAGTCCTGAAAGCGGTTTTGCATTGGCAATACTGCATAACATATCAGTAGCAAAGTCAGCAACCTGTGAATCATCAAGAATGTACGCTGATGCAGATGCATCCCAAAGTGAACCTTCAAAGGCTGCAAGATATGCAACATCATTTTCCTGACCATTTACAATGAACGCCGGATGAAGTTTGAATCCCGCCTTTGGTGTATCTGATACATAGTATCTGATTTTTCTTGTGATTGCCCCCTTGGTTCTCTTTTCAGTTTTAAGCGGTACAACCTTGTAATAAAACTTTGGCTGTTCAACCATTACCTGAACGATTGTCCCGGCACTAAATTTCAGGTTTTCATCAGGTGATTCAGTACCTACCGGGTTACGGTCAACCGCCTGTGTCAGTTTTCCAGTAGTGGAAAATCCGGCTTCACCGTAATATGCAGCAACACGCCCGTCATTGGTAAGGTTGCAACGCTTTCTGCCACCAAAGGCATTGATCCCGTCAAACTCTGAACCCGCTGAACGGTTTACTGCCCCGGCAAGTCTTGTGAACTTTTTATTTTCAAAATCCACTTCAACACCATAAATATCACCGTCTGAATATCCAACAAAGGCTTTCAGATCAGCAATTTCTTTTTCAAGTGCCTGAATGTCACCAATCGTTGCATACGCACCCGGACTGACCGCAAGTGATACGTTGTCAGCGTTTCCTACTGTGGTATATAACTGTAAGTATGCAGCCGATACCGTAACACCGTTATATGGTGGCATATAACAGTTATTTGACTTTTCAATGCAGACTGCATACAGGATTTCACCCTTGTCAGGGTCAACGGCATATAAGCCAAGTGTACGCATATAGTAACCTTCTTTCAGGTCTACATTGGAATATGCTGCATCAATTTTGATTGCAACCTCATTTGTGCGGGTAACCTTGGAAACAAGGGTTGTCTGCTTGATGTTGCTAAGTGCGGTCAATGCCTGTAACTGACTTTCAGTGTACTGGGTACTGGAAGAACATACTTTTGTAAAATCAATGTTTCCTGACCCGGCAATCATCTTTGCCATAAGTGCCTGACCATTGTTTGTGATGTAAAGTTTTGAATACTCTGCCATCTTATCATTCCTTTCTATGTTGTTTTTATCTCAATGAAGTCTACCTGAACAACGCCGGATGCTGCCTTTGCATCCATATCTGCCAGGATTGTTTCATTAAAATCTGTTGAAATGGTTACCATTGCGGTATCTGTTGCCTTACCACCAAAGTTCACTGTACCCTGAACATTCAGTGTTTCTTTGCTGTCATTTGTGATGTTCAGCGTTTCAGTCTGAACAATACCGCCACCGAATACTGATGAACCATTCACATCAAATACTTCCCGGAAATCGTTTGTGATGATAAATTCATTGATGAAACAAATGCCACCACCAAAAAGAACAGCACCCTTGATACTACAAGGAATACTGTTCTTTGATTCAACCACAAGATTTTCAGGAATCATTGTGTGTATGATATTTTCAAGTTCTTCCACCTGACCGTACAATTCAAGGTCAGTGTCAATATACAGTGTGTACCCAGTCTTGAAATCACCTTTGACTTCAAAATCACTGTCACCACAAAGGACAAGCAACTTTTGAAGCAACACTTTCCAAGTGTACGGGATTGTGTTGAACCACTTACTTTGAACCCTTGAACGCCTTGATTCAAGGGTATCATCAGCAGTTGGGTATATTTTCAGCATCTTTTCAAATCTGCTGATTCCATATTCATCAGCAGTTGAAATGAAGCGGTTACGCAAACACCTGTCAGTTGCAGTCCAAACAATACTAAATTCAGGGTTTTCCGCTTCCAGTGCTGCAACAGGTTCTTTGTAAGTCTGCATGAATGGCGGTAAGTATGAAACAAGGTCAACTTCTCTTATCATGCAGAAACACCCCCTAACTTTGGTATTGCAAATTCTGTCAAGGTCATATTGCTTGCTGTTCCGTTCAGTTTTGTGCCGGATACATCAATTACACCGTCAACACCCAAGATGCGGTTTTCAATCTGTGATACCCTGACAATGGTTTGTGTGCTTTCTGACCAGTTTTTCCTTAATTCCAAAAAGTAAGCGTTGACCGCTTCTTCAATGGCTGCTTTGGTGTTTGACCAGTTATGACCTTCTTCAAAGGTTACTGTGGTCTTGATCTCAATAGTGACAGGTGATGCACTTGCCACACTCACCACATGACCGATTGGTGCAAGTCCATAACCTTCCCCGGCATTTTCTTCCGGGTCAAGTGTCTGCTGAACGCTCTGAACAAGTGTTGAACTTGCTTCACCATAATCATCTGAATCAGTAATGACAATGTGAACTGTACCGCCAACCGTCAGTTTTTTCAGTAATGCAGCATTGTAAACAACTGATAACCAGTCTTTTACTTCCTGATTCAATCCGGCTGTCTGAATAAATGTCTTGAACCAAGACTGAACCGCTGCACTTGGTATCATTTCAGCGGGTTTTATGTCACCATTCCAAACACGTTTGACCTTACATGACCCAACACCTTCAATACTTTTGACCTTTGCCATATAATCAGCACGGTTGCCACCAAAGGACTGTTCATTGAAGCTGTCAAAGTAACGCTGTCTGAAAACTTCTGTATCTTCTTCATCCTCACCGGGAATAAGTACGCTTGTCAGGCTTGCCGTCTGCAATCCGTCAATATATTCCATTGGTATCATATCCCCAAGGTACTGATTGCCAACAACACCTTCTGTTTCACACTGGACTTTGTATGTTCCCGGTGTGATCTGTTCCATTACAACATAGTTGATTTCACCAATGTTGAAACGCTTTCCAGTAACATCAATGTTTGTTGGTGTGAACTCACCCTGTAAGACTGCCTTGGTTGCGGGTTCAGGTGAAAGTCCCCTGTCCTTTGCAAGTAAAATCAGAAATTCCCTTGCAGCAGTGTCACCGTATGAATTTTTTATCAGATATTCCAACTCAATATATAAAATCTGAAATTCAATGGCGGTTGCACTATGCAGATCATAGACTGGTGAAGAAGGTCTTTTATCCAGTTTATCAGATACCCGGTTCAGCATCCGTTCAAGGATGATTTCATAAGTCTGATCTTCATACATTCTAAATATTCACCCCCTTGTCTGCTTTTATGTCACCGTAAATTGTCTTTACAGTAAAATAGGCGTGAACCACTCCCTTGACCGTCAGGTCAAATTCAAAGTCGGTCACACCCGTGATTCTTTCATCAACGGCTAACGCTTCACTGATTCTGCGTTCTAATTCAGGACACACCCAAGTAACAGGTTCACCGTACAGGTCAAGTGTTTCAATGCCGTAATACCACGGATATATGATGTACTGATACCGTTCTGTTTGCAGTGTTCTGAAAATCATCTGCTTCATGGCATCCTGTTCATCCACAAGACCCCTGACTGAATCACCGTCTAAATCCATTTTATAAGTTAGGCTTGGCTGTGTTTCAATTTCAAAATCTTGGTCAAGAAAACCAACGGTTGAAGGAATCATTTGCCTATCCTATCCACAACAATGAAGCGTTGACCTTCTTGTTGTCTTATCAGGATGACTTCATCACCAACACCCAAGCCATTGTGAATGATGATTTTCTTCTTTCCTGTGATTTTGTGAGTATGTGCAAGGTTCTTTGACCCTGTGTTCAAGTCAATGTTGCCACCGCTGCCATTGTCACCTTTTACAGTGTGGTTGTGGGTGGAAAGACTGCTTTCAGAAGTCCAGTCAACTGTTACCATTGTGCTGAACTCTGTCACATTCCTTGTAAGAATCAACTGTTTTTCACCCAGTATCATCTTCTGTTCAACATTGATTTTCAGCGGTGAAGCACTCACCACTTCACCAAAATACACATTCACGGGTTTCCCCGCTTCAACCGCTTCAACGGCTGCCCTTTTCAGGGTATCAACAAGTTCATTTGCATCAGGCAACAAACTCACCCCCTCTAAGTGTCAAATCCATCCAATGCTCACCTTCCTTGTAGGTATGCTTGCACTTTTCAACAAGCATCCAGTTTTTCAGTTTTATATCACCAAGGTCAAGGTTGATGACTACCATTGAACCCGCCCGCACTCTGTTGTCACCTAAAGCATTGGTGATTTTCAAGTTACGGGTCTTTTTGTTATACAGTTTCAAAAGGGCATCTGCCTTTGCCTGACCATTTTCACCTTTCTGCAAGGTGTCAAAGTATTGCAAGATGCCCCATTTGTTAATGTTGGAAGAATCCTGTGTGATGTAAACATCACGCTTTCCTGTGTCCTTATTGTCATAGGTCAGTTTGATTTTGTTATATGTGTTTTCATCAATAGATGAAGTATAGTCAAAGTTCTGCCCGGTTTCTTCATCAATCATCAGGTACGCCCCCGGAACACCCACATACATAGATGACAGGCTTTTCAGGGTCAGTTTTCCAAAGTCATCATACAAAACATACATTTCCCCGGTATTGGTCAGTGTAAGGTCAAGGGCATTTGCAATCATTTCAAACAGTGAAGTATTTTCTTCAACCCTTGATTCAATGACATACCCGGTATCATCCAGTGTGCCAAGGTTCAGGGCATAATCATCTGCAATCATTTTCACAAATTGGTTTGCCGTTTTTCCTTCATAGACCTTGGTATCTTTATTTTTTAAGTACCTCAACTGATCGTAGGCGGTGACAGTAATGATTTTGTCCTTGGTTCTCTGCTGCTTGAACACAAAACCAAAGAATACATTGTCACCGTCCACCTTCATCCTGACTGGACTACCTTCTGAAAAATCAAGAATGTCATCCTTCAGGACTTTGAAAACCAGTTTTCCGGGGGTGTTTTTTCTTTCTGTTGACCATTCAATACCTTCCTGAACGGCTGGTTGATATACCTTTGTTCCTGATTCATTACCAGTCAAAAGTTCAACACACATTGAACAATACCCCCTTTCTTATGCTGCCGGAATGGTCAAAACCTGTCCCGGATAAATCAAGTTAGGGTTGCCACCAATGACACCCTTATTTGCATTGTAAATCACGGTGTATTTTGCACCGCTGCCGTAAAATCTCTTTGCGATATTCCACAAGCAATCACCACGCACAACCGTATAGGTCTGTGCTGCTGCCGGGGCGGGTGAATTGTTCGTTTCCCGCTTGGGTTCTACACTTGCCTTTGGCTTAGATGCAGCAATCTTGATATTGACTGTTTTTGTCCCATAGTCCCGGTATTGTTTCAGATTGAACTTGACCTTGAAATCAAACCCGTTCTTGGCTTCCTCTGTGATTTTATAATCTTCCAAGGAAACTTTCATGTTGGTGTTCAGCAATTTCTTCCCCACGGGGGTCTGTCTGCACACAATGAACTGGAATGGTTTCTTGCCCGTTTTCAACCCTTCAAAAATATCCATAAAATAACCCGCATCTTTGAAACCATTCTTATATACTGCATAAGGATGTTTCACTTGCGGGATTTCTGCTTCAAACTCAATGTCGGTCAACCCCGGTTTTTTCAGGATGTTGATTTCACCTTCATTTATCAGGGTGACCGTTTTGTTATTACCATTGATTTTTATGCTTATCTTTTCAGGGGTGACAGGAAACAGGCATTTGTCAAAATACATATCATATCCGCTTTTTGCCATTTATTCATGCACCCCTTCCGTCATATTGTCTACCGCTTCATTCACGCTGTCTGTCAGTTTAGTCATAAAACCGTCAATGTCATCACCGCTGTTCACAGTGTTCTGCATACCTGACATATCAACATTGATTTCTGCGGTTGTGAATCTGTTAATGGCTTCTTGTTCTGCAATGTCACGCAAGTATTTCAAATCTTCTTCTGTAACATCCAAAGAATCTTTGATTTTACCTGTGTTATCGTCAATACTTCCAACACCGTCACCAATGCCGGAATTTGCTATTGCATCATTGAAACCTGATGTGTAGTCACCAACATTAGGAATATCAGTCTGACCGAATACATCCGATAAACTGAAATTTGAAACCTTGTCAGCAACACCGTCACCCCAAGCTGCACCCGCATTGAAAGCATCTGATGCCCAACCGTCCTGAAACGCATCAAAGGTTGTGAAACCTTCATTGAACGCATCTGAAATACTGGTGTAGTCCTCTTTGTTTCCGGCTGCTTCACTTGCCTTGGCTGCATAGTCATCTGCTGCTGAACTGATGCCTGAATAATCAAAACTTACAAACGGCAACTTGTTCAAGGCTGCTGCTATATTTTCAATTACTGAACAGGCGGTTGATAACAGATTGTAAAACCATGACTGTACGTTGCAGATAGCATTGTGAAATGCCGTCATCATATTGGATGCAAGTGCTGCAATGGCGTTTCCAATACCCAAGGCAATGTTTGCCACGGTCAGACCCAAGTTCTTAAAGAACTGAATCACCACGTTCACACCACCAGTAATCACACCGAACCCTGAATTTGCAATACCTGTCATTTTTGCAATCGCATTACATACGGCAAAAATTATTGCAATAAGTGCGATCAGCAACATAATAATCCAAACAACAGGACACGCATACAATGCACCGTTATAACCCATCTGTGCAGCAGTTGCAGCCATTGTCTGACCAGTAAGTGCAGCCATAACACCGATTTTTGCAGACATTGCAACTGAATGAATTGCTGTTGCAGCAGCGGATGCAATTTCTATTCCCTTCACAATGCCAAGGTATGCTGCATATACCGCTAACGCACCAATGACACCATAAATGATAGGACTAATCACTGACCAATTATCAGCAATGAAACCGCCTACTGTTCCAACAAGTTCAAAGATGTTTAATACAATATTTGCAAGGGTTGCCATTGCTTCAACGGCATTTTGCACGAACGTCTGAAATGCTTCACTATTTGCTAAATCGTTCAGCCTTTGAAGAACAGGTTGAAAAGCAATCAGTGCGGTATTCTGCATGGACTGCCACATCTGCCCCCAAGTCATAGGCATTTCATTGAATTTGCTGTTAATGTCATCAGCAGCAGAAAAGATTGCTGCCTTGACTACATCAGCGGAAAGTTCCCCATCCGCTGCCATTTCCCTGATCTTACCGATTGGAACATCAAGATAGTCCGCAATGTTCTGAATCAGGTTAGGTGCTTGTTCAAAGATACTGTTCAATTCATCACCACGAAGGACACCTGAACCAAGTGCCTGTGATAACTGCAATTCTGCATTTGCTGCTTCTTGGGTGCTTGCCCCGGCAATCGTCATCTGTTTTTGAATCAGATCAGCAAAAGCAACAACTTCTTCTGAACTGCTGAACGCATCCTTTGCGTTGTTACCGAAACGGGCAACAACATCAGCCATCTGACTGAATGAACCTCTTGCATCTTGTGCTGCTGCATATACCATGTTGACAAGTTCAGCGGTTGTCTGAACTCCGTCATTCATCATGTTCAAACGGGATGTTGTCTGAACAAGTTCGTCTGAAATGTTCAGTGCTTTCCCAACTGTCTGAATACTGACATAGGCTGCAACCGCCCGCTTGATGGTATTGGTCAGTTCATTTGCCTGTTGTGTTCCGGCTGAAATTTCCTGATTGAAACGCCCCTGTTCATCCACATTGTCACGGATGTACCTTTCTGTGTTGCCAACAGTCTGTGACAAACGTAAATAGGCATCATTGGCAGCAGAAACATCCATATTCTGCATTGCCTGATTCAGTGAATTTTGTTCCTGAATAGCCTGATTCAACTGCATACGCAACTGTTCCAGTTCTGCATTTGCATTGTCTGCCCCAACATTTACCGGGTTGTTCTCAATCTGCTGAATCCGCTGTTGAATTGCAGATAACCGCTGTTGCATGGTGTTCATATCCTGAACTGCTGCATCCGGCAGTATATCCATTCCCTGTGCGGTCTGTGAAATCCTTGCCTGTGTGGTGTTCAGTGTGTTCAACATATCGTTTGCACTCTGAACTTCTTGCTGAAATCGTTCAACACCTGTTCCTGTGAACACATCCACCCCGTCAGTGTTCCATGTGACCGGGATTTCTACGGGTTCAGGGTCAGGCGGTGCGTTTGGCTGAATTTCAGGTCTGATTGGTTCAGGATTTTCAACCAAAGGGTCAGGAAGTACCGGGTTTACATCCATGTTTATAACCTGACCGTTTCCCCCATCCACAACAGGCGGTGCAATATCAGGTGCGGTCTGTCGGCTTGCTGCTTGATTCATTGCTTCAATGGCAGCAGTTGCCTGATTGATTTCATCCCTTGCCCCCTCAAGGCTGCTTGTATCAATGTCAGTGTTCATTGACTGCTGCATATCATACATTGCAGACACGGCAAGGTTCACTGAACTGATGATGTTGTTCAACACTCCGCTGAATTGGTCATTAAGTTCAATACCTGTCTGAATAGATGACACCTGTTTCACCGTCCTTTCTTAGTGTTTTTTCTTTGCCCTTGCTTCTGCCTTTTTCTTTTCTTTCTTGTCATGCTCTGCTTTCAACTCGATTGAAGCAATCACAAAGGCTTTTTCCTGTTCATCCATATCCAAGAACACTGATGGAAGAATGTGAAGTTTTAGAAGGGCATAGTAAGCATAATTTGCTTCACCATCCCCTTCTTCAATTAGTTTTTTGCTTCATCCACCTTGTCATCAAGGTTCTTGGTAAATCCCTGAAACTTCTGCATCCACACTGTGAAGTCCTGATATTCTCCGGCATTGTCAACCATTGCATAAAGAAGTTCTTCCGGGGTCATAACACCGTATGAATCCTGTAATTCCTTATCGTAAAGGTCAGGGTATACAGTGGATGCCACAATCATCTTTGCAAGGTATTCAGCAGTTTTTACTTTCGGTCTATAAAGGTTCGGCTTACCCTTAACCGGGACTTCAATGGTACAGGAATCACGCAACGCTTCATTTTCCTTGGAAGTAATCTGTTTGAACTCCCATTCCAGCGGTTTACCGTTTTCATCCTGTAATGTGGTTGTAGGTGCATATTTTTCATTTGGCTTTGCGATTTTGTTCGCTTTCATAAATCGACTGAATTTTGACATTTTGTTGTTCTCCCTTCTGTTTATCAAAGAATAGAAAAAACCCCTTATATGACCTTATATAAAAGCCACACAAGGGGTTCTGTTACTTAGTTAGTAAGAAAACCCGTGAGGTTTGCAAAAGATTCAGGCATTGAGAAGTCCTCAAATGTTCCTTCAATCTCTTCATCAAGGTATTCCCCGTCAGCATCAAATTTTGCTAACACACCGCCGTCAGTGTTGCAGTCATAGAAAATGATCGTCTGTCTGCCCGCATCACTGGTTGGGTCATCATTGGTGATCTGCATTTCAAAATACACATCCTCACCAGTGTTCTTATAGTCAAGCAATGCCTGACGAAGAACTGACTGGTTATAGTGTGCCGTGCCGGAAAAAGTACCTTCCATACCACATGACTTATGACCCGCCATGATTGCACCAAGGCGGGGAACAGTAGTCTTGGTTTTATCAACCTTTGCTTCCATATCAATCATCTGCATGAAGTTGTATCTTCTACTTCCGATTGTGATAAAACATTCAGCAAGTTTTGCTGCAATAGTGTCCCTTGCTTTCATTGTTACATTCGGCATTTTATTTCACCCCTTTCTTACGCAACCGTAACCGTTTCATAAAGTTTACCCATAGCGTTCACAACGGTGATTGCTGATGTAATCACAACCGCCTTTTTGGAATCGCCCTGTGCAACCGTAACATCAGAATCAGTGAACCCTTCAATAGCACCAAGTTCCTGTAACTGTGTGCGGATTTTTACCAAGTCAGACCAAAGGGAAGTTCTGCCTGATGCGTTGTTTGGAACAACACCAAGATACTTAGTGTTGAAAAGAACTGCATCATCATTTCCCAACTGGTCAATAACTCTGATCGTCTGATTGTCCTTGAATACATCCCCGCAAGTGTCCGAAGTGGTCACCATAGAGTTAATATCTTCAAGCACACGAACAATGCCGTTGACCTTATGGAAAGTGAACTCACCCGCCTTGATTGCTGCTTTCAACTCATTCTGTGTGTAATTGGTATCAACGGTGAAACCGCCATCATATTTCTTGTTCTGACAAGACTTATTGACCGCACAACCGCTTTCTGCACCAGTTACCCAGTACACAAGTGCTGCTTCTGACCATCCTGTATCTGTTACCTTGTTCTTCACACTGATAACGCCCATATAATCAGCAGACAGGTTGTAAACAACCAACTGGAACTTGATACCAAGTTCATCACGCAAACGCTTGTTGAAAGCCACATATAACTTCTTGGTAACATCATCAGTAACCACAACGCCCATAGTGTTGTAGGTGTATGATTCGATTTTATCCAAGTAAGCCTGATGTGCAGTGCCGTCAACCGTGCCGTTTGTACCACCAGTTAAAGGTGTTCCGGCAGTAACAGCAAGATCAGCAGCCTTGAATGTCACATAATCGTTTGCCACAAGATCAGCAGCCTTAGCAACTGTCTGTGTGTCAACCTTGACCGTACCGAAGTAGGTTGTAACATCATACTTGCTTGCATCATCTGCATTTTTCTGAATCACGATCTTCAAATCGTTACCACGCACACCACAATACTTTGCAGTTGCGTATGTGTTCGCTGCCTTATCACCACCACCGTTCAAACGATATGCGTATAAGGTCTTTGCACCCATGAACAGATCATTAAGACCAAGCATCTTAGGACTGTCAAAGGCATAACCAAAAAGTTTCAGGCTGTTCTTCTGAAAATCTTCATTGGTTACTTCAAAAACTTCCCCTTCAACACCCCAGTCAAGTTCAAGGGGCATTGTTGCAATACCTCTATCAGACAGTGCAGCAGATGCGGATGCAGCCGATACAAAGTTGATATAAGCACCGGGAAGTTCTTTGTTCTGTGAGGTAAATGTACCACCACCTAAAGCCATACTATTTCACCTGTCCTTTCATGTATTTTTCAACTAAATTGTCAACAGTTTTCATGGTGTAACTTTTATCTTCATCAAGAAGGGCATCCACCAAGTCCCTTCTGTTTGCAAAACGGGCAGATGCAAGAATCTGTTCCTTGCTGAACATTGGTTCAGTCTGTTCAGACTTTGTAGCAGTTCCCGTTGTTGTCTTTTTTGCTGCCATAATCAACCACCTTCCTTCACATCCGTGCTTGCCGTCATAGTTTCCATTGGTGTCTGATCTTCCGTCTTGACCGTGAAAAAGTCATAATTGACAAAAAAATTCAGAACACCGTCAACCACCTGATGATTCATTTTTGAACCCCTGATTGGCTTGGTATCACCGTCTGTTGTGACATACTCCAAACAGTCATACATTCTTTCAGCCACATCAGCACATTCCCGCTGCTTCTTTGCAGACTGTGGGAAATACTGGATGCAGAACTGATTGGTACGTTCATACCGTTTGCCAAGGAAAAGGTTGTTGTTTGGGTTCAAGCAAGCAATAAAAAAACAAGGCTCTTTCAAACCTTGCTTAATTTCTTCATTGTGGATTTCATAATCATCCCCAAATTCTTTGTTCAGGGAACAACTGATTGCTTCAACTATTGAATTTATCATTTACCAAGTCCCCCTAAATATTTCTTGATTTTGTTTTCAAGTACCTTTGGGGCAATTTTCTGTAATTCCTGTTCAGATATGGTCATCATAAACTGACCTTTGACCCATCCTGAATGATTGGCTGTCCTGTGTCCGTACTCAACATAGGATGCGTATTCAACCGGGTTCACAATTTCAATGACATAGGTGTCACCAAAATGATTCACCGTCAGGCTGTCTGCATACCCTTGTGCTGATGCACGTTTTTCACCAGTCCAACCACGCCTTAATGTACCGCCCTTTTTTCCTGAACTTGCCGGGTACTGTCCGACAGGTGTTCTTTTGACCACCATGCGAAGCAACCGGGCAGCAAGTTCTTTTGCACACGATTCCACAAAGTCATCAGGATTTTGCAACTTTTCCAACTGCTGCTGAAAATCTTTCAGACCTTTGCAGTCAAATCTTCCCATTCTACCCATTTATGCATATTCCTTGAACAGTTCAAGTGTAATTTCCTGATGCGTTGGATATGTGGAAGGGACACCGCTGCGGGTGTAGTCCGTGGTCACATTGTCCTGTGTTACTGTCAGTTTTGACCCCGCTTTGATGGTTACATCCGGGGAAACAAACAACTTTGTGCTTTGCGTGATCGTTGCTGCTGATTCTGACTGAATTGCTGTTTGCAGTTTTTCAAAAGATAATCTGCACGGTTGGTCTTGTAAAACTACAACCTCTGATTCTTCCATAAGTTTTGACTTCTCATTTTTTACCTTTTGCAGTTCTGTTACCGTCAAAGTACCAAAATAGGTTGCTTCAATGGCTTTCCTTGCAGCCTTTTGTGCTGCCTGAATCTGCTTTACCATCTGATACGCCTGAATGAATTAAATTCAGCCTTTCCATAGGATAAAAGGTAATTGATGAAAGAAGTCAGTCTTTGTTCAGGGGTCATTGAACCTTCACCAGTTGCAAAAACTGTGTTGGTGTCCCCTGTCTGAATCTGCTTGACAGCATATTCTAAATCAAACCCGGTAAGGTCATCAGGTGCAAAGGTTTTCTTGGAAAGAAGAAATTCACCCACCGCCATATCAACGGCAATGTGTTCCAGTCCTTCCGGCACATCATTCCAGTTGATTTCATTTTTGATTGTGCTGCGTACTTTCTCAACGCAAAAGGTCAAGGCAAATTCATCATCTGCCTTGACCTCATAACCGAATGATTTCAACCGTTCTTTTACTGTATCAGTATCAAACATTGCAACCACCCTTTCAGATCAGAAATTATCCACGGGAAATGATACGGGCAATAGGTACTGCCTTATGATTGATATATGAACGCTTGCTTTCCGTTGTTTCCCCGGAATGTACCAGTGTCCAGTTCTCACCCTTCTTTAATTCCTCATTGGTAGGGGATAATGTAGCCTGTGACTTCTTCTCATAAGAAATACCAAAAGGTGCAAAAACCTTTCTCTGTCTTGTGTAAAGTGTGTCCTGACCACCATTCTTTTCAGGGTTACGATTCATTTCATAAGGCACTTTTACCCCTAAATCTTCATAACCGATTGAACCGTTACCGAGTACATAAGTTGTATACTCTGTAAACGCATCAATAAATACCACATAATCACCAACCTTTGGTGATTCATAACTGTCTGCTACCGGGGTAACATCAGCAGCCTTGATCTGCTTACCTTCTGTGATTGTGCTTTCAGAATCAGATACAACCTGTAAAGCACCTTCATCAGTTGACTTTGCCTTAATATAAAAACCTTCCTGTTCAGTAGTCGGCATATCGTCATCAATGACTACCAACTTACCGTTCCAAGTGTAAAGGTCAAGTTCACGCTGCATACCCTGTGAATCAGTGTATTTCAGGTGTGCTACAAGATTCAGGTTTTCAAGGTTCGTTGCAACATCACTGTGCATGAACACCAGTGTGAACTTCTTTTTATTAGCACCACACGCCTTATTGGTTGCACTGTTCAGAGTAGTTGCGGACATTTTACCCTCAATCTTCTCTGTTACATCATAGGTGTGAGCATCAACAAATTCTTTGTTCTTTGTTCCAGTCATAGAAAATACACCTTCAAGAATTGCAACAATAGTGTCCTGATCTACACCGTCCCAATACTCACCGACCTGATCTGCGATATTCTGCATGAAATCAACACCGCCTGTAATGTCATAGGAAAAATCCTTTTCAAGCCATGCTTTAGCACGACCAACAGCAACAACACCCTGTTCAAAGGTCTTGGTACTGGTTGCAGTAATATCAGTCTGACCGTCATAATTGACTGCATCACCATCTAACAGACCACGCATTGCAATTCTTGCATAACCTGTACCACCCTGACTACCACCAAGGGTTGCCTTAATGTCAGGGTTACCCGCCAGTGCTTTTGACTTCTTGATCTCATGCATATGAAGGTTCGGCACTCTACCAACCATATACTTGAAAGCCTGTGGGTTAAAACTCTTAGAATCAAACTTATCGTTTGGCATAAATTTTCACCTGTCCTTTCTTTTACTCACCTAAGTTAGCATCAGGATTTTCTGCTAAATAGGCACATAATTCATCATAGTTCATTTTTGAAGTGTCAACTTCTGCACCCGGTTTCTGCTGTGCGGATGCTCCCGGCTGAAAACCTTTGAAATTCTGCTGCTGTTTCTGTGCTTCAAACAGGAACTTAGTACCTTCATCACTGGTCAGCTTTTCGATCTGTTCAGCCAATCCCTTGACATTTCCTTCCTTGTCAAACTTGGCATCCTTCAGGTCTAAAAGTGCCTTGACTGCGGTGATGTTCTTTGCCTTTGCACCTGTCAGTGCTTTTTCAACAGCAAAATCAATTTTCAACTGGTTCAGTTCAGATTCATGGGTTGCCTTGGCAGTGGCATTTTCAGTCTGTAAGTCCTCAATCCGCTTTTTCAGATCAGCGTTGTCCCCGGCAGATGCTTTCAGGGTTTCTAACTGCTTGTCACGGTCACCGACCTGTGTTTTCAGTCCTTCAACCTCTGTCTGCAAGTTCTTGATTTCTGTTGAAGCAGTACCCTTTGCGTTCTCAATGTCATCACCATTGATTTTCATTACTGAATCAACCTGTTCCTTGGTAAGTCCTAAATCCTCTAACTGTTTTCTTGTCATTTCTATACCATCCTTTCAAATACGTTTTTATACGGGGTTACTCCCACATGATTGATTGGTTTTGTTCGGTTTACGCTT